GAAGAAAACAATTTAATGATCTTAAATTTAAGTCTCAAGGAACGGCTTGCCGGTAGCTGAGTATAGGAATATTCAGTTCCGTTTATTGTTGTCTTAAAAGTTTCACAAGCCATTAGAATGAATCCGGCTTAGCAATAGCACGAACCGCGAACATAAGGGCTTTCTGAAAACCAGTTGTTGCAATAGACAACCATCTATGATCTATGCCTTCAATATCTGAAAGCTCAGAAAGCATTTCCTCAATCTCCTTTCCCTTCTCCTTGATTTTATTCATTGAATCAATTTCTTCTTGATTCAACTCACGGTAGCCAGTTATTTTCTTATGCTGATTTTCCATTATGCCGCCTCAGATTGACCGGCATTTAGAATATCTAAACGCTCAACGATAAAAGTCCATTCCGTTTCACCAAGATTTTGACCGAATTTTAAAGCGGAAGGCTTTTCAAGATATCCTTGTGTGCCACTGGCAACCTCACCACCTTCCGTATTAATAACCTGTACGAATAGCGGTGCGAATATCCCATTTTCCTGAGCAACGATTAACCCGGTTAGAAAACCATTGCTTAAACTATTTTGTTTGAGCTTCACAATAATAGTCCCGCTTCTATCTGTGTTCATGGAGACGGTCATTTTTCCATCAACGCCCACATTTCTAAATGCAGATTCTTCAAAACGTTCTGCAACGACAATGTCCTCACCTTCTGGATGGTCAGAAAGTTGAACGGTGTTTACTAGCACGACAACATTTAAAAAACTATATACTTTCATGTCAACTCCTAATTAATTAGCGTTCTAAGGTTCCCCTAATTTCTACAAAATGAGCGGCTCCAGCAAACAAAGCATTGAAAATTATTGCAGGTTGGATTCTTGCCTGTTTATCAGCTATTGATTGATCGGCAACTTTTCCATATGTAACTCGATACCCATTTTCCAAAAACTCACCATTGCTATTTGTACCTGGAGCAATCATCCCATTTCTTCTTGCCCGATCTAAAACCTTGATAACTTGTTGAACAGTTGCGGTAGTACCCGCATCAGTTAAAGGAACCTTAGTTACTTTAGAAAGTAGATATGCGAAAGTTTCAAATTCAAGTTCGCCGGTTAACCAATCTATTCCGTGGCGTTCATCAAAGAATAATTGTGCCGCCATAAAAGATTCTGCGAACATGTCAGCGCCGCCAACACTAATGTAAGCATTCATTCTTTTTTGATCTAAGCCGGTTTTCTGACTTGAGTTTAATGCTTCTGTATTTATGCCGGGGAAAACTTTAAACTTGAGAGTGATAACGCTATCCGGTGCATTAAAGTCTACGGTAAATGCTCGACCGAATGCAGACATTTCCGGATATTGTGAAGCGAAACTACTATAGATTGCTAGCGTTTTTTGATACCCCGATGCGTTTAATCTTGCCCCAACACAATCGATATTTGATTGCAATAGACTATTAGGATTATGGCTAGTTGTCATAAATACTTTTACCCTTGCCTCAACCCATAACGCGACATCTTCAATCATTTGCAAGTCACGATGTTTTCTGTCTAAGGCAATACCGTACCATCCTTTATCAAAATTATCGGCTGCGATCAATGCGTCTAATGGAGTTTCTGGGCCACTCCCATTGACAATATTTCCGCCATCTGCCGCTTCCGTTTTCATTAGTGGGCTAACATCTGTACCAGTGCCACCCGTTGTCGTAAAATTAATGGACTGAGCAGATTCACCACTAACGATAATGAACCTGTTATTTGTTGCATCCCATGTTACGGTAGCCAGTGTATATCCTAGGCTTGCATCTGCGGAATTAATGGCTGTCTCAATTACGCTGGCAACTTGTACCATGCTGGCTATACCTGAAAAATCTATAGCCGTAACCTGCACAGTAATTCCGCTTATTCCTATTCCAAAACTTCCTGCAGGAATCGCTTGCCAAACGGATAAATCAGTGTCTACCGTGGTGCCACTAAATAAATTTGCAAACGTAGGGGTTAAGTATTGAGCGATAACCCCAATCGTCGTTGGCGAAGGAGATTGAGAAAAATATGCACTAGCTGCCGAATGTACTTCTGTTCCAACCGCATAATCAACTTCGATTTCTGTAATTGAATTAAAATATTTTACCCTTAGTGGAGCAGGCAATCCAGAAATTGGAAGCTCATCAGAAACAAAACTAACAATCCCAAATCCAATTTTCGTTGGAGCGATAGGGCTAGTTGAAATACTCACATCTACAATGCTACTAATTGGCAAACTCATCTAAGTTCTCCTTGATTAATCTTATACTGAAATTTGAATATCAACATCTGATATTTTCCCGCTGGAATTTTCTATTTCGCCCATTATCTTAAACACTTCAGCGGAAAGAATAGTTTCCTCTGTATCTGAAATTAATGCTTGTATCACGATATCAACTTGCGCTCTTTCCTCGAAGCTGGCATTGAATACCAAAGAAAGATCCCTAACAGGTGAGCGCGAAACAAGCCCTATCTTATAAATATTCCAAAGGTATACGATATTGTTATTGATTAGACCGCCTGAAAATAATCCGCAATTTAATATCGCATTTGTTTTATAAAAATTAACTGAAAAAGTTATATTGAATAGTGAAGAGTATTTTCTTTTGATGTCCGTAACCGGAAGATCTTCATCACTTATCTCACCGTAGCCAACTTGTTCCATAGTGTTCAAATTAACAGAGGCGTAAGGAACATCTGGCCTAACCGCATTAGGCTTAGCGTGAATTGATTCCTGGATGCTCGTCAACATTAATGTCGTTATCCGGATAAATTCCTGTGCTTCAAATGGAGTCACTATTTAATTTCCCTAAAAAGGCCAATTGAATATCCTCCGTGGTGCCAATCTTGATATCCAACTAACTTGTATTCTTTTCCGTCAGCGAATATCCTGTCTGAATTCTGTTTCCCTTCTTCGCCAAAATTAAATTTCCCATTCCAGTATGCAGAAAATACACCTTTTGGGCTTTCACCTTCAGGCAATAATCTATATTCGCTTGGACTAATCGGTTGCCAGCTTACGGAAAAACTTTGATCAATTGGCGTACCTTCTACCCAGATCCCATTAACATAAGATCCTTCGCCTGGTCGCCTAATCAAAAGCTTTATCGTAAATTGTCCGCCCACTCTAACCCTAATCATTTTCTACTACCCTGCCAACAATTCCACGACGCATTGCACCTGTATCTATTAACGGATTTGTTTTTGGCTCCTTACCCCTAAGTGTAGAAGGTGCATTCTGTGGTTCTCTTAAGTTTACGATTTGTTCTTCAACTGCACCTTGCGCCCAAAGAGCAAGAATTTCAAGAGATTCCCTTTCATCTTTTCCAGCAACAACTCCTTTCGCTAACACTCTTGCAATTTTTGCTATATCTTTTTTACGATCAACCTTAAGTGAGCGCAAGAAAGAACGCTCAGGAATTCGCCCATCGGTAGATCCAAATTCATGTACCGTTCCTATTTCCGCCATTGTCATTCCAGAGGGTTCATGAATAATATCCGCAGGTAGGCCAACAACAACACTAAAATTATTAAACACACGGAAGTCCGGCATTTTCTTTTTAGTTTTTATCCTTTTAAATTCAATCCTTGCCATTACGTTGTTATCGCCCCACCGAAACAGCGCGCTCTCAACATTAAAAATTTAGCGCCGTAATGAGTTGATCCATACCAATTGTCGGAATAACTCATTGTCTTTTTATTTCCCGTGGTGCGTGATTCTGAAACACTGCCAACTGATGAACTACTCACCATCCCCACACCTTCATTCATCCCTTGTGGGGCCGATGATGACTTCGCCAAATTATGCGCTACGAAATACCCGCGCATTAATCCACCAAGCTTAGGACACTTAGTAAAATTAACAGTTTCGTCAAATTCATCTATAAACATTTGAATAACAGATTCATTTGGTATAGAACTAAATTCAGGAAACTTATTCAGGAAGTCATCAATCGTGTGGCTCATTTAAGAACCTCCGCCTTTTCCGCCTTTACCGCCTTTTCCGCTATCGTCATCATCCTTGACGTCCTTCTTAGCAAGTTCCAGGGCTTCTTCTTTGGTTAAGAAATCTTTATCGCCTTTCTTGATTTCTTTTATTTCGCCAGTGCCCATTAACTTTTCAAACAAGTGGCATTCCTCAAGCGCTTCCAGTTGTTTTTTCTTAACAACTACAGGAATCAAAGGCGTGAATTCTAATCTTTCCATTACGCCATTATCGTCCTTGACTGGAAAAGTTATATTTCTTGCCCCCGTTGCTACTAATCTCGGCATTTTACTCTCTCCTTAATTGTTTAATAGAAAACCGTTCGGTGCTACATTGCGGTTTTACCGCATTAAAGTTAGATTCCTGACAACTCAATAGCCGACAAAGGATAATACATATTAATCCCGGCGAGTTTTCCCCATGCTGGCACTAAAAGTTCTAGCCCTCTTTCTTGTGGCGGAAGAAATTCCAATTCTTTTACAATTTCTAATTGAATTTTCTCAGGATCATTAGTGTACAAAAATGCACTTCTTGCCCCAGCCACACCGACAGAAAGTTCGTTAACAGGACGAATAGAATTTAAACCTTCAACATTCATCATGATGAACTTAAGAATAGTTGTGTCACTGTTAATAGAACGAGGCGTTCCATTAATGTGATTGTATTCTTTAATCGGTAAAAGCAATTCGCCTGGACGTTCTTTCAAGCGCGTAGTTTCGATCGCGGTTCCCATGAGAGTATTCACGTCAAGAATAATTTCATCAGGAGTTGCGGCAAGCCAACCACCCGCAGTTACAGAAGCAGAAATTGGGACATTGGGATTATTAAAAAACCCCTTTAATCCGCTAACCGCATCGCCATTCCATGCAACACTATCGACAACTTCTTCCCATGCTCGTTGGCAAGCATTAGAACGCCGCTGATCTAATGGAAGGCCGGTCATTTGCGATTGGATAATTTCATCACGATTGTAACCGAAAGAAGTTCCGACCGCACGAACTGGAATCGTAACTTCCTTAGCTGTAATATCTGCCCGTGGTAAATCACTAGCATAAGATGCGATTATCTTCGCCATCCCAACTTGATCGTATACGCGATAAGTAATAGTTGACGATCCTTCAGGAGCTTCATTGCTAACGGGGAACACTTCACGTGCAATTAAATCCTGATAAACAACGTCATAGGATTTTGCCTTGATGAACTCCAACTGTCTCTCAAAAAATGCAGAGCCATTGGCGTCCAGTATTGTAATATTTCTTAACATTTGTATATTCCTTTTTAACTTAAGTTATTAAATAGAGTTATACGAAAATCAATATAACATTAAACGCCGATTCTTACAATTCCAAGATCACCGATAGTTGCGACAACACTATCAAGTGTTGCATTCGGTATCGCAGTTTCCCCAGCACCTGGAGCACCAGAACTAATTAACCCGGTTGTATCGTTAAACTTAACGACATCATTAATCGCACCGACATTTGCGAACGTAACCCAGATTTTACCAGAGCGAAAAACATTTACCGTTTCGTCTGCTAGGTATTCCCCGGTTTCAGAATTGATAGTGGTATTTTCTTTCGCCGTTTGTCGTGCTGCAATACCAAGATAACCACCACCGAGACCAAGAACACATTGAAGATTGTCAGCTCCTGCAGCGAGAATTCCAACCACGGCACCGAAAAGAATAGAAGCTCCGGCCGCTGTCTTATTCGATCTACTAACAACTTCAATATTTCCAATATCGGCAACCAGTCCAGGAAGGGCGTTTGTAATGCCCCTTTCATAAGATGTCTGTACAGTCATTTAAGTTCTCCATTTTCTAAAAAATTTATTTACTTTACGCTTCCAGCCCCAAGATTCTATTTTCTTCTTGGCTTTATCCTTCAGCTTTTTTGTTGCTTAGATCCATTTTTGCTTGGCGAGCTTTTTTAACCATATCTTCATCAGGTTCTTCATGTTCAGCATCCCTTAAGCTATGAGTTAATGGATCCTTTTTTCGTTTTTCCGCATCTTCAACAAGTACATCAAAACGCGCTGAAATATAAGCATCCGTTTTTTCCTTCATTGAATCGCCAATCTTAGCGATAACGATAGATTTTTTAACTTCAGGAATTGTTTTTCCTTTGCAGTCAAATTTGCTATCGACGATATTGGCTTTCAACCGAAGATCAGTAAGTTCTTCGGCAGCCTTATTGATGTCAGCATCTGAAACTTTTGCATCGGTTAATTCCTTAACCTTTGTTTCTGAAGCATCAAGTTTACCCTGCATTACATCGCGATCATCCGTTATCTTTTTAACGGAAGCTTTAAGAGTACCAACTTCTGCGACAACTTGTTGCACCATTGGAACCGCACTGTCTTGAATTTCAATCTCAACATCGTTAATTTTGATTT